TGGTCTGATGTAACGCTAGCACTTAATTATCAGAAAATGTTCCAGGGTATTCTGGAGAATATAAACTTTAAAGACAAGATGCAGGATCTTATTGATGTACAGCTAGTATGCGCTGGAGTATTCTTGCTTCCGTACTGGAATAAAGACATTGACGATATTGACGTAGAGGTTATAGGCGACATAGCTTCTTACTCTGATCCATTAGCTAAAGATCCGAAGAAAATGAGATATTCTTGTTTCTTTGATGTTATGAGCACCGAGTATATTAACGAGAAATATAAGAAGAAATATTCTGCCGATAAACTAGAGAACGCTATGGATGGATGGTACTTGGATATCTATAAAGAGCTTCAAGGTCTTGGGGATAAACGTAATGGCAAAAGAACTGGTGTCTCAAACAATATCGAGATTAATGATGCGACTATGATCGTTAAAGTTTTCTACAAAGATGGTAAGGTCAATAAAATGGCTATTGTGGCTAATATGTTTAGAGGTCAGCCTGAGGTGCTAGAAACTATCACTTTAGAAGCAGAGCTAATATATATACCATACTACAGAAACTTCTTCTCTAAGCAGGGAAGAACGCCTTTAACTGGACTAAGAAGTGTCCAGCGTGACATTAACCAAATGTTAACCAGATCTAAATATGATTTTTCAAAAAGAGAAAAAATGCTTATTGATGAAAACTCAATAGAGCTATCGCAGGATATAGATACTTTTGATATGGCCGGAGATGAGATTGTTAGGTATACGTCTAAGATACCTGGCCAGTTGCCTGTTAAATGGGATCCTTCTCATCCAAAGACTATGGATTTTAATATGTGGATTAGGATGTGGGGAGAAGCTGGCGGACAGTCAGAAGCTTCAAGAGGGAATTCTCCAACATCTCAAGCTAGTGGGAATCTTACTGCTATGCTTATCGACCAGGATGAAACTAAAATCGGTAACGCTAAATCAAACCTACAAGTTGGGTTTAAGTTTTTATTTAAAGAGATGATGAAAGTTATTCATAAAAATTATTCTAACGAGAGAGTTGTTACTATTATGGGCCGAGAGCGTGGATGGCAGTCTTATTCTTATTCAATGTTTAAGGACAAAGATCTTAATAAGTTTGATGTTTCGGTTAACATAGGCGAGTCTATGCCTAATACGCCAATGGCCAGGCTGGACATGGCTCTTAAAATAGCTCAGTTTGGATTGTATAACGATATGCCTAATCCTTTTGAGAAGTTAAGAGATCTAGCTGGTCTTACTATGTATGAATTTGATGTTATTGATCAACATACGGATAAACAAAACTATGAGATAGAGCAAATAATCAAAGCTGGATCGGGAGATCCTATGCCTGGCGTATCTGTTACTGATGACCAGTTCAAACACGTTGGAGTCTTGATAAAGTTTATTAACACTAGAGACTTCGCAGATTTAGGCGAAGATAAGCAACAGTTAATATTTGCTCACCTGGGACAACACCAGGAGATTATTACGAAGATGGTTCCTCCTGCTCCAACGCAAGGGACTGTTGATCCTCAGGCACAGCAAAATGGGCAAGGTCCGAACATGAAACAATCCCCACAACAGGGGCAAGGCACTGTTCCGAAGCCAGCGTAGTGTATACATTCGAGTAAATAATTGTTATATTGGAAATGATTAAGTTAATAACGGAGGCAAGACATGACAGGCAAAAAAAAAGACGATAAAGAAAATAACAACGAAGAAAATAATAATGAGGATGGTGACGATAAAGATATACTTGACGAGTTGCTAGATGGAGTTGGTGACGATGCTGATGATGAATCAGAAGAAGACAACAATGACGATAGTGATGCTGATGATAAAGGGGAGGATGACAAACCTGTATCAATGAAAGAGCTTAAGAAGCTATTGGAAAGTTCTGGTAAAAGTGGGACTGATCTGGAGAAGTTCAAAACAGAAATGCTTGGGACTATGAAAGATATGTTAACTCCTTTGCTAGCTGGACAAAAGCAGATAGAGCTAAAGAAAACTGTTTTAGATTTCGAGGTAAAGGTTAAAGCTGAGCTTCCGGGGTTTGAGGTAGATATGGATATGCTTGAGTATCATCTTAGTTCTGGAAAGAATAGGAAAGATGCTTTGAAAATCCAAGTCGATGCTGAGAAAAAAAGAGCTAAGGCTTATGGGTTCGAGAAAGAAGAAGGTAGTGATGGTTATGATGGTGGTGGTGATCCTGCTGAGTTGAAGGATTTTGATCCTACTTATCACAAGAAAAACGCTAAAGAATTTAAGAAACTGCCGAAAGACGAAAGACAAAAGTATTTTACGAAGTTGGCGAACTTTGTAAGGTCAAACAAAAAACGATAAAGGGGTAAACGATGACTACATTAAATTTTAACACAAGTTCAAACGCTGGTTCAGTTGTAGAAGTATGGTCTGACCAGGCTATTGATGATAGAAGAGAGATGGCTATTTTTGAATATCTTAAGGATTATTCAAACGCTATCGTGAGACAAGATGATCCAGGATTAAGAACTAAATATCCTAGCCCAAGCGAAGCATATAAAATGACTTACCATAACAAAGCTAAATTAATTGGTGCTGGTGTAACTAATCAGGCTTCATTGACTGGTAAAGAAGAAAAAGTAAGAAAAAATACTTTTAGTTATACAGCTCAGTTCAGAAGACATGCTGTTGCGAATGATGAGTATATTCCTAATGCTGATATCTCTGAAGCAGATTATATGTTGGACCAAAGATCTTTGCTTTCCGAATGGAACGCAAACGATAAACAGAATCAAGATATTTCAAGAATGATGAGCGGTGCTGTTTTAAAATCATACGGTAATGGTGCTGTAGGAGCGTTTGCTTCTATCACTTCTTCTCATATTTTAGATGACGATACATTCGTTGTTCTAAAGAAAACTTTGGCTCGCTATAATGCTTCTCCAGTTTGGATGTCAGATGACTCAGAAAACGGTAATAGCTTTAGGGGATATGTAATGTTAGTTGATGAGACTGTTGCTGAAGCCATGATAGCTTCTACTGACTTCTCAGCTTTCCTTGATACATATTTTGAAGGTCATGGATGGGAATCTCCGTTAGCAAAAATTGCTTATGGTAAAAAACAGAATATGGCAATCATACCTGTTGAGCCAAGAGTAGGGTTTGGTTCTCCATTAAGACCTGAACTTATAATTGCTAAAGATACTGCATCTTTAGCTAACAGTGCTAATGTAGACTTAACAGTTGGTCTTCCAACTTATGATCCAGATACAGGCACTTATGATGATTACACTAATGACACTTCTGGTGTTATTGAGTTTACTCAGTATCTTACTGACTACATGGCTTCTGCTGGAGCTACTAGTGCTGGAGTTCTTTGTAAGATAGTTCAAGCTGATGGTACATTAATTTCTGGGATAACTATTAAATTAGGTTCTAGTGCAACTTCGTACACTATTAACGTAGCAAACGCTTCTGGTGATGCTATCGTTCTTAAGGCAGGAGATAAGATAATTGTTCTTAGTTCTGCTGTAATGGCTCTTGGTGCAAATGCTTATATTTCTCACCAATCAGCTCCATATTTTACTGGTCAAAATTATGATTATAACTTTGAGCAAGGTATTGGGGTTAACTATTGGGAAGGTGGAGTTCTGGTAAAAGATACTCAGAACATTGCGAACAATATTGTTATTGATTTCGTTTACGCATCGTAAGATTTGTTAAGACCAGTATTGCCAAGATAAGATTGATAATAGATAAACCGACAGGGTAGTCTTAGCGCTACCCTGATTAACCTAAAGGGAGTTGACCATGAACAATTACTTAGTTAAATTTACAGGATATATGCTTCCCTCAGGAAGACAGATGGCTGTTGAAGGAGTTAATATAACTGTTTCTCCTGGAAAAATAGTTGTTGATTGTTTTGAGGAATTAAAAGCAAAGGGAGCGCTTGATCCATATAGCGCAAAGTTTAAAGAAAAACTTGTTAGCTTATATGCAACGTTAATTTTGAATTATAAATTTGAACCTTATTTTTCTTTAGAAAAAGCAAAGTTTATAATGATTGATACTAGAAATGATGATATCCTTTTGGCTCTTCAAGAATTACAGAATTCTAAAGAAGAAGCCATGATAAAAGAAATGCAGAACAAACAATCAGATTTGCGTGTAAAAATGGGATCAGATGTAGAGTCACTTAGACAGATGCTTGTTACTGCTATGCTTAAGAATAAGGGTGCTGTTTCTAAGGACGAGATGTTTATATTTAAACAAGAATCCGTGTTGAAAACAAGTCCTGAGATGCCTATGACTGACAGACTAACTGTTGAAAAAGAAATAGCATCTGCTCAAGCTAGACTAGAAACTTATAAAAGTAAGTTAGCTAGAGAAGAAGCAGGTATCGCAGAAAAGGTTTCTGAATTAAAAGCTACTAGAGAAGAAGACATTAAAGATGTTGGAACTGAGTATTTAAAAGTTATCAATAAGCTTAAAGCTGATAATGATGAAAAGCTTAATGCTAAATCTGATGCGCTAGTTGCAAGAAGAGATGCTGAGCTTAATATTATTCAGAAGGTTATAGAGATGGACATTGAGCTTCCAGACTCTCCTCTTGAAAAGTTACTTGATGATATGACAGTTGCAGAGCTTAAGGAGCTAGCTGTTAAGTATGAGATCGAGCTTACTGAAACTTTAAAAGATAAAATAGTCGATCAGATTATCGCTTCTAAAAAGTATGAAGCATAAGCTACTCTCTCTTCTATTAGGATTTTTAATAACAGCCGGGCTTTCTTTCCCGGCTGTTTCTTTCGACCTTTCTCACTATAACGACAACAGCACTTTTTATAAGCTATACGGAGCTTCTTTCGATGCTTCTGATGATTACCATAAGAGTTATGTCTCCGGAGAGTATTACGAGTCATCTAGCACGACTAGATTGGACATCTATGCTGGAGTTGATTGGAATTTAAAGGCCAAGATAGTTCCTTTTGTTTTCACTAACTACTTTTATCACAATAGAATGAATTCTGATTATTTAAGAACAGGTATCGGATCTTACTATATGCTTGATGATTTATTCTTCACTCATAAGATAAGCCTGGCTCTAGTATCAGAAACAGGGAAAAGTGACATAATGTTGTCATGGAGGTATAAGGCATGGAAGGATTTCAAAGAGTTTGGGTTTAAATATACGGCAACTCTTATTGAGCGAGACTTTACGTCTAAGTCAGAAATTTACTTTAATATAAACAAAAACATAAAAGCACAACTTACGGCCCATAACGTATATAGCAACAGAGGCCAGGACAATACGCTAACGTTTGGATTAAGCTTCAAATTCTAGCATAGTCTTGGGTATTCACTAAAAATTTGCGATAATGAAAGTAATGAAATAATCTAAGGAGTTTATTATGACTAATGGAAATAAGGAAGTAGTTGATGTTGTTAATGTTGTACTTACAAGTGATTATACTGTAGAACCAATATATTATGGTAGCAGGATGCTTATCTGTAGAGGACTTTATTTTAGCACTGGAGGAACAATGAAGTTTACCAATAGCGTAGGAGATGCAAAAACACTTACTGTTGTTGCTGGCCAGATGGATATTAGCGGAGTTCAGAAAATACTAAGCACTTCTAACGGAACTACTGTTGGCGCAATAACTATATTATACGGATAAAGTAATCGTGTTTAAAAAGGCGATACTTTTATTTTTATTTAGTTTCCTATTCGGAGCTTATGTAAAAGAGTTTCTTCCTAGTGCAGATTTTTATGCTGGAGAAGAATTTGTAGAAGTTTCTTTTTTTGGACAAGTAATATCTGCCAATACTTCAATAGATTTAGTTGTAGGCGGTATCGGAGGCTACGCTTCAATAGAATATAACATACCGAACATAGCCTCTCTGAATGTTGAGTGGAGAGATGGAAGATCTTACGGAATATCAAATATCGAAATGATCAACGGAAAAACTATTACAGATTTTCCCGGAAGCAGAGCTTATATAACTATTCCTAATTATAGCGCAAGCGACATTTATATTACCGGAAACATTCTCACTAGGCGTATTCCTAGCATAGAAAATATGTGGGAGCAGTTTACTGTTGCCGGAGAACTTGTAGCGTCTTCTAATGTTAGCTCAAACTATGCAAATATTGGAGATCCTATCAACATGGAAGGATATACAAGGGCCGGAATTTATGTTGACTATACGTCAAATGACAGTCTTACTCTAAATATAAAAGTTGTCGGCCTGTCTTCGTTAGATTCCGGAGAGTACGAATTATACGGAGTAAGGACAAGACAGCTAACCGACACTGGCTATTCTAAGGTTTATTACGAGTTCGACATAGGAACGCTTCCATACATACAATTAAAGACCAAGGTGGACAGCTTAGGATCTTCTCCTGGAGAATTAACAGTTAGCATAAGCAAGAAATGGAGAAACTAGATGGTCGGGTGGGTTCCGAACGAAGATGAGCTAAGGGACATTATAGAAAAATACCTCACTGCATATCTACATCTAGACCAGACAACACCACAAAGCATAATCAATGGCAGTGCTTCTGTAATAGCACCTACTAGCGATTTACATATAGCTAATAAATATTACGTTGATTCTAATGTCGATTTAGATGGTGGATTTGCTAATTCAGTGTATTTAATATCACAAATATCAGATGGAGGTGGGGCATAATGGCTTCAAGAATACAAATAAGAAGAGATACGGAAGCGAATTGGACTTCGGCAAACCCAACATTAGCACAAGGTGAGATGGGAATTGAAACAGATACACTTAAAATAAAAATAGGGGATGGCACTACTGTTTGGACATCATTGGCTTATTATACTACTGCTGGAGGTGTATCTCTTTTACTTGACCAAGACCCTGCTCAAACATTTACTAATGGAACTGTTACTGGTACAGGATTATTAAAAGTAACTTCTGGAGAAGTTGGATTAGATACTACTAATTACTTTGATATAGCTACTGATGATACAGACGATATAACCGAAGGGGCTAATAAGTTTGTAACAGCAACAGATATAACTAATCTTGGCAATTTATCAGGAACTAATACAGGTGATAATACAGTTTGTACTTCTGGAGCAGCAACAACAGCAGTAACATTATTAACACCTAGAGCAATAGCAGGTGTTAGTTTTGATGGAACAGCTAATATATCTTTAAACAATAACGCAATAACTAACGGTGCTGGGTATATAACAAGCTATGTAGACACGACTTATACTGCTGGTGATGATTTGCTACTAACAGGAACAGTATTTAGTAATACTGCTCCTAATATTGTTCAGACTACAGTAACAGGAAATGCTGGAAGTGCTACAGCTTTAGAAACACCTAGAGCAATTAACGGAGTAGACTTTGATGGTTCAGCTCCTATCACAGTTACAGCAGATGCAAATACTCTTAGTGGTACAGAACTAGCTAGTAGCGTAGTAACATCTTCGCTGACAAGCGTAGGAACTATCACAACAGGCGTATGGAACGCAGGAGCAGTTACTTCTAGTGGTGGTATATCAGGTACTACAGGTACGTTTAGTGAGATAAATGTTAATGGCCCATTAACAGCAATAGAATCAACTATGCCGATAATTAAAGCACCCAGCACAGGTAAAACTGTTGCTATTGAGAGCATCAAGGTTAGAGAAGGTGAAAGTGGAGCTTTCGTTGATTTGGTTACAGGGAATAAAGGTTGGCATGGAATGACAGCTATCGGAAATGATGTATATGCTTGTGTTTTTAATGGTTCTATCTGGAAGTCTACTGATGGTGGAGCGTTTGTTGACTTGGTTGCAGGGAATACAGGTTGGGTTGGAATGACATCTATAGGCAACGATGTATATGCTTGTGTTTATAATGGTTCTATCTGGAAGTCTACTGATGGTGGAGCGTTTGTTGATTTGGTTACAGGGAATAAAAATTGGCTGGAGATAACAGCTATCGGAAATGATTTATATACTTGTATTAATAATGGTTCTATCTGGAAGTCTACTGATGGTGGAGCGTTTGTTGATTTGGTTGCAGGGAATAAAAATTGGCGTGGGATAACAGCTATCGGAAATGATTTATATGCTTGTGTTGAAAATGGTTCTATCTGGAAGTCTACTGATGGTGGAGCTTTCGTTGATTTGGTTACAGGGAATAAAAGTTGGCGTGGGATAACAGCTATCGGCAATGACGTATATGCTAGTGTTAATAATGGTTCTATCTGGAAGTCTACTGATGGTGGAGCTTTCGTTGACTTGGTTGCAGGGACTAAAGCTTGGCGTGGAATGACATCTATTGGCAATGATTTATATGCTTGTGTTTATAATGGTTCTATCTGGAAATCCACCTACACAGCAGATGTTAATGTTGCAGGAGATGTAAGCGTTGGCGGAGATTTAATCACAACAACTAAAACACCAGCTAGTGCTTCTGCTACTGGAACAGCAGGAACAATAGCCTATGATGCTGATTATATTTATGTATGTAGAGCAACAGATACTTGGAAAAGGATTGCAATAGCAACATGGTAATGAAGAAGTTTTTACTAATACTACTATTATCGTTTAGCTAATGTTGTTACAAAATAAGGAGGACAAGATGTCAAATAAAAAAGGTTCATGCGGGAATAAACCCAGAGTAGGTAAAGTTGGAGATAGAAAAGGTCAAGGTATGCGACAAGGTAATAGAAGAAAATAAGGTTAATTTGATAAAAATTAATAAAGAACATACAATATAAAGTAAAGGTGGTAAGCATGGTAGCAAATACAACATTAAGTACAATAGCTGGAGATCAAGGAATAGTGGCGTTAATAGAGATAAGATAGCTTAATGTAGAATAATTTGTGAATAAAATGTACAATAAAAGTATACAAACAAACATTAGGAGTAATAAATGAAAAAATATCTCAGTCTATTAATCATATCGATATTGTTAACAGGATCATTAGGGTTTAGCATAAATCAAACAAAGGTTATCGGTAAAATTATAAGGGCCAGAGAAGGATTTATCTCTGAAGGAACATCTCAGCTTGATACTATCGAGACAGACTCTCTTAATTTTATATCAGGATCTCCGGTATCAATAGGAGGGGAAGCGGTAATATATGGAGATGTCACTCCGTACCAGCTTATAAACCATAGTCAGATAACTATTACGGCTGATTACACAGCATCTACCAGGGAATATATTTTCTGTAACGCTACAAGTAACGTGATAGTTGTAACACTTCCGGCACAAGCAGAAAAACTGCAATATACAATCAAGAAAACAGATGATAGCGAAAACTCTGTAACCATATCAGGTGATGCTAGCGAAACAATAGACAGTGAACTTACACAAACTTTGACAACTGTTAATCGGGTGATGACCATCGTGTCAGATGGCACCGAATGGCAATCAATATAAATTAAGGAGTAATAAATGAAAAAATATCTCAGCCTATTAATCATATCGATATTGTTAACAGGATCTATCGGGTTTAGCATAAATCAAACAAAGGTTACTGGTAAAATAGTTACTGCCAGAGAGCAGTTTATATCAGAGGGTACTGCGTCCATAAATTTCTTAGAAGCTGGAGCGGTAACTGTAGATAGTTTAGTTGCCGGGAATATAGCGACAACTGGAGACTTAAAAGTTTCTGGAGATGCGGTAATAGATGGATCATTAAGTGCCACTACAGGTACTTTTAGTGGTGGCATATCAGGTACAATAGTAAGAGAAGCAGTTACAACAATAGTTTCTAGTGCAACACCTACAATAAATTCAGATAATTGTGCATACGTAACAATAACAGCTCTGGCAACTAATATTACAAGTATGACGACTAACTTATCAGGAACACCTACTAACTTCCAAAAATTAATATTTAGAATAAAAGATAACGGTACCTCACGTTCTATAACATGGGGTTCTGATTTTGAAGCAAAAGGTGTTGCTTTGCCTACAGCTACTACAGCTAGTAAGGTATTAGCTACAGGCTTTATATATGACACAGTAACCTCCAAGTGGGGATGCGTAGCTTCAGTAGAGGAGTCATAATGTTTAAAAGACTACTTCTTCCACTATTACTAGCATTTTCTTTGGCATTTCCTGTTAGCGTTGAAGCTCTAGTAGTAGCTGGTGGTGGCGGTGGTGGCCAAACACATGGTGGTGGCGGTGGAGCTGGTGGGTACCTTTATGAGGCAACGTTAAACGTACTCGTTCAATCATATTCCGTAACAGTTGGAGCTGGTGGTGCTGGTTCAACAGCACGTACAGCAGGGGAGAACGGAAGCAATTCTATATTTTCTACAATGACCGCAATAGGAGGAGGTGGAGGATGTGGAAATGGTGGTTCTGGTGCTGGAGGGCTTGCTCAAGTTGGTGGTTCTGGTGGTGGTAGCTCTTCTTATGGAGGACATAGTGGCGTTGTAGTTGGAGCATCTGGGACAGCAGGACAAGGAAATAAAGGAGGGGATTCTGCAAGCACTCATGCTGTTGATTATTCAGCTGGTGGCGGTGGTGGTGCTGGTGCTGTAGGACAAACAGTTCCTTCAATAACAGACCCCGGAGATGGTGGAGATGGCTTATCGAATAGTATATCAGGTACTGCTACATATTATGCTGGAGGTGGAGCAGGAGCAATATGGGGTGGCACTAATTCAGCTTCAGGTGGACTCGGTGGTGGCGGTGACAGTAATGCATATATAGGAAATGGAGATGACGGAGTTGCTAATACAGGTGGCGGTGGTGCTGGTGGTACCAATTTAGCTTCAGGTGGTGATGGCGGTTCAGGTATTGTTATAATTAGATATGAAACTGTAACAATTACCGCTTCAGGTGGAACAATGACAACTGATGGCTCTGATACTATCCATACATTTACAACAAATGGAACATTTGAAATTACTGGTTTTGGTGGGAGTGGTTCTGATATGTTTTTATTATTTTAAGGAGATTATTATGGGATTAAAACTAAATGGTAAATACTGGATGATTAGAAAGACGCATCCTAAAGTGTTGTTTTCTGAATATGACAGTAGAGAGATAAGGGTTAATAGTATTAAAGATTTTACGAGAACACTTACTATTAATATTGATAGTGACACTCCTGTTGCTGATATCTATAAACATATAACTAAAAGCGACATGAGAAGTGTTGTAAAGGAACAAGCTATTTATAGTGAGTCAAAATATGTAGATGAAATTCCTGAGTTATTAAAAGAAGCTGTTTATGAAGATAAAGAGTTTAATGAGTTTGCTTTAGCAGAAGACTGCTAGGAGAATAGTTTTGGATTACGAAAAGATAAGGGAAATAATAAAGGAAGAGAACAAGGTTCAGTTTGCTCTTATTAGAGCTAGTTTTGTTACCAATAAATGTTTTAGTGAATTTAAGAAAGATGATTTTAGTAATTTCAAAAAAACGTTTTATAATTTTAGATTAAAGGTAATAGTTGCATTTGTAATGGTAAGTGGTATCTCAGGATTAGTAAGGATTTTTCTTGGATAGGATGATAATATGAACGATATAAAACATGGAGCGACATTACATCCCGATATAGTTTCTATCATCGAGGATCTGGAGGAAGAATACGATATTGTTATTACTGACAGCGCTCGTACTCCTAAAGAGCATATAGCTATATACGCTAAGCTTTGTGATGAGGGCCATCTTTCTAGAGATAAGAGCTTGTTCGATTTAATACCCTGGGGATCAAGGCATCTTCCAAGTTGGGACAGCGAGTATTTACTTGCTGTAGATATTAATGCTTGGGATGGGCCAGATAGAATATCTGGAGATGTGCTAGCTGAAAAGGTTAAGAAATTTGCAGAGAGAAGATTGCTTACTATCGGTCTAGGTATCGGAAACACGCTTCTTCATATTGATATTAGAAATAAAAAAGCTGAGTGGATGTATAAGTAATGTTAAGCCTATATAAATTACAAGTTGGGGATATAATGCAGTTCAAAATAGCGAAAAATGATTGGTGGGGAAAAGTAATAGACTTCTTCACTTTAGGTGGAGGCTATTCTCATACGGCCATGTTCGTTGGTGTTGGCATGAAAGCTGAAGCTAGGGCCGGTGGGCTTTTTGGAATGTACCCTATTTCTAAGGATGATTTTAGTATGATTGATGTCTATAGAGTAAAAGGTGGCCTTAATGCTCAGCAGGTAGATAGCTTGCTTGATAAGGTGCGATTATATAATGGAAGAGAATATGACTATGTTGGGCTTATTCCAACTGTTATGTCGGCAATAGGAAAGATGCTTAATCTTAAATGGTTAAGGCAAAGAAGACCTTATCTAAATGATGAGAAAAAATACTTTTGTTCTGAGATAATATCAAAGATATATGAAGATGCTATTGATTTTGATATTGCGCCAAAGGTGGGCGGATATGTCACTACTCCTAATGATGTTGGACGAAGTGAAGCACTAGAGAGGATATCATAATGGGAACACTGCAGGATTTATTTAACGATGCAAGATTATACATGGATGACAAACAGACAAAACCGCAGTACAGCAACGGAATACTGCTTAGGGTTTTAAATAAGTTTGGGTCTGATCTTAAGGAGCTAGGGAAAGATACTTCGATGGACGATGGGTTCTTTACCATTAAAGACGTTATTAGTTACGATTTTCCAACAGAAATGTGGTTCCCTGTACATGCAAGGTGGAATGATGGAGGAAGCGATTATCCTCTAGTAATGCTAGATCCCTCAAACTTTTCTGAGCTAGATTATCGTAGCGGAGAAGTAACCGGAGCGCCCAGGTATATGTCGATAAAGGATAAGCAATTAGTTGTCTATCCTACTCCCGACAAGTCTTATACTATTAAGCTGGAGACAGTTAGTAAATGGGTAGACATAGTTGAAGCTGATCTAACTAAAGAGTTTAGCGAATATTTTGATAAGGACTACGAGCTTTCAGTTTTATATTTCTTGATTTTTAAATCATTGAAAGTTAACAACGATCTTGGAGCCAGGATGAAAAGAGATTTTTATAAAATACCTGGTGGTGATTGGGAAAAGATAAGCAGACTTGAAGCATTGAAGTATAAACCATTTAACGCAAAAACGAGGAGGATCCAAGGTGTTCAAAAAACTACTAATAATTCTAATTATAACGCTGGCATCATTTAGTTTCGCAGACTACTTAAGGATAAATGATTTCAAAGGAATAGACCAAAAGACTTCACCTGAGAAGTTAAAGTCTGGCCGATGCGTTGATATGACAAACCTGGACTTCGATGTGCAAGGATCTATTGTTACCAGAAAAGGGATAACTTACAACTTAACTCTTAACGATAATATTAAAAATATTGATGATGCAAATCCTAACGCTTATATCCTGGACGATACTATTAACTATGGCGGAATTATTGCTTCTTACAATGTTAATCACTATACGAATATAGGAGATGACATATATCTCTTTGGTGAGGATAATGTTAAATGGGATGACGATAAAGGAAATTTTAGCTCACCGCTAGGATATTCCCCTCCTGAAGATCAAATAACGCTAGAGGTTTTAGATGTGTCTGGTAATGTATCCGGGCTATATAGTTATGCTATAACCTATGAATATGGACAAGATGAAAGCAATCCTGAATACAGTCAAGACAACTACTACACGGTGGCATTTACGAATGTTGTATATGCTTTTGAATTTGATAATTCAGAGAAATTTGTGTTAAAACAGTTCAGGGATGGTTACTTAGCATATAAAACAATAAGGGTGGGCGATAGCGATATGGTCGATGTTCAGGGAAATATATATATGAGCGGTGAAATAATATGGGAACATCTTGTTAGTAGAGATTTGTATGTTGTGACAAAAGAAGATACTGCTTATAGGTTTTATGTTATAGATACGGATACGTGCATTGAGGACCTGATAGCTGTTGAATATTTTGGATGGGCATATAGCAATACTGCCGAAGGGATGACTTACGTTGGGAGTATTTATGGTCTTTCTCCTGCGTATGCTTATTCGGCTCAGTCTGTAGTTGGTGGGTACAGGACGCCTTCTTTTTTTGCGGATAGCAGTGGGTTTTATGCACTCCTAGTATACTGGGAACAGTTCAGGCTATATCAACTCGCATCTGGCCCATACGCTAGTGGATACTTTTACAACACATACTCAATAATTAAAAGATATGACGGAATAAACACACCAACAGAAGCTTCGAGAAAAGATAGGCTTAACGCTGATTACGATGTAAAGTCTTTTTACAAAGATAGCGTTGGATACCCGAAGCTATGTGACGATAATGTTATGTGGAGGGTGTACAATCTTTTAAGCACTGGAGAATCCGGAACGTATGTGGATACGGTAGTTCTCAGTGGAGATCCATATATATCCACAACTGAGGGTTTGTATAATTGGGATAATCCAACTGGGATCACAATAACGTTTGATAGTGTTATTTCATTACCAGACTCCCCTATTTTACAGCGGGTAGATAACGATATTTGGTATAAAATATCCGTAGACCTAACTGTTCCTGCTCAAGAAACAGTAACGTTCGGTGCCTTTTCGTTATCAGTCGATGCAGTAGAAATAATAGCGTACAATCAACAAGTATCAGTGTCAGTTCCAGTAGCCCCTGATGACGCAACAAAAGTAAATATATATCGACAATTTGAGGAGTCGGGCTTCTTTTACCTAGACAGCGTTGCTATAGGGAATACTCACTATATTGACAATACACTAGTAACAGATCAATCAGTGATACCTCTCGACACAGACAACAACGTTCCTCCTAAATCAATAGACTCGGAGTATATGGTAGCAAGGCAGTTCTATTTAACCTCAGAGGGAATTATATGGTATTCAAAAATAGGAAAATATGAATCAGTCCCTGCATTTAATTATATCCCTATTAGAACAGAGTCAGGAGATTCTCCAGTAAGGATAATATCTCACTTTGGTGGACTTCTTGTTTTCTTTGAACAATCAATCTGGTACATAGACTTACAAAACGCAGATCCAATATATTGGGTTCCAAGAAAATTAAATGTCGATTTTGGATCTCCTTATATGTTTTCTATTGTTAAAGGTAAGCTTCCCAACCAACAGGTGGGTATTTTCTATATAGCTGGAGACAAGAGCGTAAGAGTTCTAACAGGTGTAGGATCTGACCAGGTGCAGTTATTTGATAATATTTATACCGACAGATTGAGCTTGCCAGTAGAGGCAATATTAAACGATTCCGACCTGAAAGAGTCTGAAGTTTATATGTCTTACTTTGAGTATAAACTATACGTGACTGTTTCAGATAAAATCCTTGTATGGGACTCTCAGTTAGGAGAATGGACTAAGTATGAATTGCCTATTGATGTTAGATACATTGGTAATATTGACGACAATCTTGTAGTATCTGAAGCAGATGACTTATATATGTTTGGTTATATGGACGATGATGCTGTTTTTGTTTACAAGGATAATCTTGGCAACAAAGAGAATATTATTAATGGAACATTCGTTAATGCAACTGAGAATTGGTCTATATATTCTTGCGATACTGAGGTAACAGATAATGTGTTATATATTTCCGCAGACACTACTTATTCATTTGGTGTCGCACAGAGCCATACAATTCTTGCCGATAAAGAGTATGTTTTCTCAATGAAGTATGACATCGCTACTGGGGAGGTTAGAGTAAGAGATACTTATTTAAGTCTGCCGGTAGAAGGAGCTTATAATTTTGATGAAACGATCACAGGAAACGGAGTATTTGTTTCAGAGTTTACGGCAATAACTTCTTATTCTGGGTTAACAATAGGCGGAACAATAACATCTAATTTTTCCATTTCTAATGTTTCTTTGAAATTAAAAGAAGACAACATTATACCTATTTTCTGGAATTATACTACTCAAGTTTTTGCCGATAAGTATGAATTATACTCAGATTTTGATAAGCTATGGATAAGAGGCGAGCAAGAATCTGATGCTCCTATCGTTATTAGCTTCAACTGCAACGGCAACGATAGCTCTTATAGCGACTACGTTAATGCTACATTAACCGGTGACGCTACTATCAATACTGACGAACATGGTTTGCTTG